CGAATCAAGAACATCGGTGGCGGCCTTGAGAGAGAACGTGGACAGGCCGGTGAACGAGCAGCCGGTGATATTCACGTCGGCGTCGTCCGTGACGGTGAACGTGCCCCGCGAGACCGTCCCCAGCGCCGACCAGGAGATGGAGTCCCAGTCCACCCGGCTGGAGGCGTTCTGGACCTCGATGGCGTTGAATGATGCAGCCACCTTGCGGCTGACCGCCGTGACAATGGAGCGGTTCGTGTCGCGGAAGTCCACTGCCGTGCCACCGGTCACGCCAAGGAGCAGACGTCCCTGGAGCTGGTAACCGCCGGGGATGGCCTGGAACATGCCCCAGCGTGCATTGATCGCGTCGTTAGTTGCAGCAAGACCAGCGAACGTCGCGTAGTTCGCTGTCTCCCCAGCCGTGATGGTGACCGTTCGACCCCAGCGGAGAGCGTCAGCGCCGAGCACGTAGCTCTTGGTAACGTTGATGAGGCTGTTCCAGACCGCTCCGAAATACTGCTTGACGGACGACGGAGACCCGACGGTCCCAGCGGCGTCCGAGGCAACCACGGCATTGTCGGTCTCGATGGCGATGCACTGCCAGCCGCCGTAGGAGTTGAAGTCGTTGCCGTCCACATACCAGGCGCGGTAGTTGGCGGAGCTGTTCCCGATGATGAGGCGAAGCCCGCCGAGAGCATACGTGTTGAGTAGACCGGCGGAGCCAACGAATACCCAGCAGTAGTAGGCATTCGGGCTGGTGATCGTCCACGCCTGGCTGTCCAGGATTCCGATACCGCAAAGACCAGTCGCGGCAGTCTTGATGCAGGACGTGGTGCTCTGGACCGGATTGTCCGTGTCGGCGTTCGACAGTGTACCGCCAAGGGCGCTGGTCGGCTCAGTGAACGTGCCGGAGCCGTCGTCGATGAGCGTCTGGTCGGAGACGTAGCTGGGTGCTGCCATTACCGGTCTTCGACCTCACTGACCTCGACGATGCGGCCGTAGGAGTCACGCTCGGTCACCCGCCTGGTCTGGGTCGGCATGCTGGTGATCGACATGTTCTGGTCCGGCATGGAGGTGATCTTCATCGTCATGTCGGCTGGCATCTCAGCCGTCACCTGGACCGCCCCCTTGTCGATGGTCACGTTTGCTGGGGCAACCGCGACATTGTTGGTGATCGGGGTGGGCTTGACGTGGATGTCGTTTCGGATCTCGACGGGGGACGGGTGCACGTCGATGTGCATCGGGATCGGGTCCACGTTCACCGACAGCGTCCCGATATCGATCGGCGTGGCCGGAAGCGAGAACTCGTTCCTGACCTCGATCTGCGGCGGCTGCGCGTTCTGTGACGTGATCGCACGGACAAGGTCAGCGATGTCGAACGCCTTGCCACCCGAAGGCGACGGATCAGGCTTTCTCGATGCGGCCTGCATCTCCAGCATCTCGCGCACGGTCGGGACATCGCTGATGTCCACGGCTCCCTGCGGGGTGGCCATGATGATCTTGCCTTCCATGGACGGGACGGGCTCGCGGCCCTCGTCCACGCGGGCCTCGTTGAACATCTTCCAGGGGACACCGGCCAGCGAGAGCTTGTTCATCTCGGCGCGGGCGGTGGACTCCTTGAGGTTCAGGGCCTTGTAGCGGAACGCGAGGTTGTTGCCCGCCCCGCCATAGCTCGAATCCCAGACGATCTCACGTGTGAAGTAATCCTGGACCAGACTCATCAGCGGACGCAGGCCGCGATCCTCGCTGATCTGGAGCTGGATCTCGGAGGTCGAGCGGTTGACGTCGAAGGTGACACCGAGGTCCTGGGGCGAGAGACCGAACACCACCGCGATCTTCCGGACGAGGTAGATCTGCCACTCCAGGAACTGCATGTCCCGGTTGCTTCCACGAAGCGGGATCCACTTGGCCTGCTCCGTCCCGCCGATGAACCCGACGGTCCCGCCGTAGGTCATCTCGGACTCGAAGAACTCGCGGAACCGGTCGATGTCCGTCTGGCTTGCACCCTTGCCCAGGTCCATGACGCCGTCCGGTGCAGCCCCGGCCACCTGTCGGCGGTTGTAGTCGTGGGCGTACAGCTCGGCCTCGATGGTGAGCTTGAGCGTCTCCAGCGCGGACAGGCCGACCACCGAGTTCGTCCGACGGTTGGCCATCATGTACAGGAAGTCGTCATTGGTGAACGACGCCCGCAGCTTGTAGTCCGGGTACCAGAAGTACCGCGCCTCCTGCGGATTGCTGCCGTCCCAGACGTCCGAGACACGGATGGTCCCGCCATCGACCGGCCATAGGTTGGCAACAGACCCGTCGACCGTGCGCTCGATCTCGACGCACCCCGCGTCAAGGACCAGGATGTCCTCGATGATCGGCTCGATGAACGTCCGGTAGGAGTCGTTGGACGGGTTGGGGCCCGTGAACTTCTCCCGGATCTCCTGCTGGAGCCGCTTGCTGTACGGCCTCTTCGGATCGTAGGGGACGATGTCCCACTCCGCCGAGGCGACCTGGCTGCGACGGATGTTGATCGCGCCACGGATCCACTCGGAGTGCTCGGCCCAGAAGCGGAACTGGCTGACGCTGGTCTTGCCAACGCGCCCGTTCCAGGAGTTCGAGATCGCGGAGCTGGAGTCCTTCCAGACCTTGGGACTGGTCTTCGCCGCCTTGGCGGTCGAGACCCGTGCGAGTGCCTTACCCATAGCGATTCACCCGGAAATGTCCTGCGATGAGTCGCTCCTGGGCCCGCCGCACGAAGCCTTCAAGCTCCATGCGGTCAGCGACCTTGAGCGCGTCCACATAGGTGAGGACGGCGGTGTCCTCGATGCCAGTCATCTTGCTCGCGATGTACCGGGGAACCCAGCGCGTCCCATCACGAAATTCCATCTCGACCAGATCGGTCATCGACGTTTGGCTCCTCCGAAGATGAACCCACCAGATCCGGTCTCCATCGCGTTCCCGAGTGCATCGATCATGTCGTCATGACCTCTCGGGAACTGGAGCAATTCGGTCTCGAAATCCGACCCGGCCAGGGACGGATGGTGGAAGACTTTCCCAGACTCGTACCGCGCAGCGACAGCGCGGGCCCTGGTGACCTTATCAACGTCCGATCGCTTGCCGACAACCGGCAGGTCGGTGCTGTTGAGCAGCTCGGCCACGAGCGACGACTGGAACTGGTTGTTCTCGACGATGATCTTGTCGATCTTCGGGTAGGCGTTGAACCCGTCGATGACGAATCCCCGGTGCCCGGTCTCGATCTTGTCACGGACGACAGAGAAGACATACGTGTTCCTGTCGTTGTCCTCCGCGATCACGACCCTGGCCGTGAAGTCGGCTCGCTGCTTCTCCGAACTCGCGAGGTCGACGCCCATCTTCCAGCGGAGCTGCTTGCGGCCGATCTCCTCTGGAGCGAACGACTGGAACCAGTCCTTGCGGAAGACGTTCCCCTCCATGAGCCCAGAGATGTCATTGAGGTAGGCGCAGGCGAACATCGCCCCGCCCATGTCCTCCTTCTCCTTGAGGAGCATGTCCACGCTCCACACGTCCGGCCAGAGCGCCTTGGGGAACAGCTTCTCCTCGTCATCCGGCTCGTAGGTGAGCGCACCGCGGATGAGGTGCGGCCACTTCTTGTCCTCGATGAGGTGCTGGTAGAGATCGCCCTCGAACCACCTGGTGCCGAGGATGATGATCGAGCCGCCAGGAGCCAGGCATGGCTTGAGGGTCTTCCAGAACCACTCGTCCATCTTCTCCCGCTGCTCGGGCGTTGACGAGTTCTCGTTGTCGACGATGTCATCGCACAGGATGATGTCGAACCGCTTGGACACGATGGCCGACAGCGCGCCGCGTGAGTACATCGTGACGTTGTTCGTCCGCGAGAGCGCCGAGTCCCGCTGGATCCACTCGTCGTCGGTCCACTTGTGCGGCCCGACCAGGTCGCCGAAGACCTCGCGGTGGTACTCGTTCGCCTCGAAGTTGAAGCGGATGGCCCGTGAGAAGGAGTTCGCCTGCTTCTCGGTCTTGGAGATGAGGGCAACGCGGATGTTGAGGTTGTTCGCGATCAGCCAGGACAGGAAGATCGTGTTGCCCCAGGTGGTCTTGGCGTGACCCCGCGGCTCCAGGATGACCCCGTTCTCGCCGTTCCTGAGGCGCTCCCGGATGAACTCGACCATCTCCGCGTGGTGTGGGGCCGGAACGTGGCGGAACGCGAACTCGCCGTATGCGAGCGGATCAGTGGACGCGAGAGCCCGGAGTGCCTGTTCCCGGATCTGATCCCACACCTCCGGCGGCAGTTCCTCGCTCTCTAGCAATGTCAAGGACTCGTCTGAGCCACTCAGAAGGAAGCTCTCGTCCAACAGGGACGATGATTTCGCCATCCTTGTCCTTTCCATCGCCCGGCTCCGTCGTGAACTCCTTCAGGGCCTTGGAAGCCTCGATGGCGTCCTTGGGCGTGACGTTGATCTCGCCTGCCACGAGCTGCTGCGCATATCGTCGAAGGGTCGCACGTAGGACATTGACCCGCTCGTTCTCAATCGCGGCCTTCTCGGCACCCACCTTGTCGGCAACCCCTTCGTAGGATCGCTTAGCCACGGCGCTCCGGTATGCCGCGCGCTCGTCATACCACTTCTCTCCTCGGGCCCGTTCGGCAAGCGTGCTGTTGGAAATGCCAAGACGCCGTGCCAGCTCATTGATGCTGACATCGGAGGTCACATATTCGGTACGGACCGGGCCGTAATCGTGTTTGGGTGCTCTACGGGGCACTCATGTCTCCATCCGCCAGGGCGTCGATCAGCTCGTACGTGGCGACTCGTCTCCAGGCCATCTCCCGCGCCCGGTAGGCCCGGACCGCCTCTTTCGGGCAGCAGCCTTCCAGCTTCGCCAGTTCCGCTTCCTGGGCCAGATCGAGCCGCAGCTCGTCCTCCCAGAACGAGACCGAGGTCCCATGCTGGAGATGCGGCATCAGCATCGGCAACGGCTCCGCTGAGACGTGTTCACGTGCACTGCGTCGTGCGTACTCGGCGGACCGGTCTGGCCTGACTCGTCCGTTCCGACGCCGTCGTTCGTTCTGTTGCGTGTTGAGTCGCTGACGATTCCTGGCCCGATACGAGCGCCACCACTCGGCGCTCATCCTGCCGCTCAGAGAGAGGCGAGATACTCGGCGCTGATGATCTCGATGGCCCGCCAGCTATCGATCTCCTCGCCATCCTTTGCCTTCTCGATCGCCTCATCGAGGACAAGCGCCACGGATGCAGGCATCCGGTACGTCCGCTCGACCCACTTCTCCTTCGTGTCCGTCCTGGACTCCGGCTTCGACGGGGTGTCCAGGACACTCCAGTCGATGTCCTTCATCCCCGTCATGGCCGCGATGGCCTCGGCGGTGAACGGAAGCGTGTCGGTCAGTCTCTCGACAGGTTCACTCTCCAGAAGTGTTTTGAGCAGCTCCCCCATTGATGCAGGATCCGCCGACCCGCGTAGCTCGTTGAGAAGGATCGTGAGCTTCTGAGCCTTCGCATCGGTCAACTCCAGGACGAACACCGGGATGAGCGCCAGCCCGAGGTCGACCGCACCCTTCCAGCGGTGCTCACCGTCGATGATCTCGTAGCGGCCGGATTTCGGACGGGCAGTGACAGGATCGATGAAGCCGAACTC